ATTATCGATGGAAAACATGAAACTCTCACTAAGAATGCGCTCCCGGATCTTTTACAAAAAGCTCTGGGAGTTGCGTTCGACACCAACGTTGGTCACGACTATATCAACCAAGCTGGAGAACGCTATGAGTTCTATCATAAAGAAGAAGACCGTATACCTTTTGATCTCGAATATTTTAACAGAATTACAAAAGGAGGTGTCCCGAGTAAGACGCTTAACATTGCTCTTGCTGGTACTGGTGTCGGTAAATCTTTATTTATGTGTCATGTTGCTTCAAGCGCTTTGATAGAAGGTCGCAATGTTCTATACATTACGATGGAAATGGCCGAAGAAAGAATCGCTGAACGTATCGATGCTAACTTATTGAACGTACCAATCGATCAACTTGAAAACATGCCAAAAGATATGTTTACCGAGAAAGTAAAGAACCTCGCACGTAAGACAACCGGTAACCTAATCGTAAAAGAATATCCAACCGGTTCAGCACATGCTGGTCATTTTAGAGCTCTATTGAATGAACTCAAACTAAAGAAACGGTTCGAACCAGATATTATCTTTGTCGATTATCTTAATATCTGTGCTTCATCAAGAATGAAAGGAATGGGAGGATCAATCAATTCATACACCTACATTAAAGCAATTGCTGAAGAATTACGTGGCCTTGCGGTCGAGTTCGACCTACCGATCTTCTCTGCAACGCAAACGACTCGTTCTGGTTATTCTAACACGGATGTTGGGCTTGAAGATACGTCCGAGTCTTTTGGATTACCCGCTACGGCCGATCTAATGTTTGCCTTGATCTCAACCGAGGAACTTGATAAAGACGGTCAGATCATGGTTAAACAGTTGAAGAATCGTTATAACGATCCAACCCTACATAAAAGATTTGTGATCGGTATCGATCGAGCAAAGATGCGTCTACACGATGTAGAAGAAACTCAACAAACGTTAGTTGATGATACTCCAGTCTTTGATAGTTCAAAAGCAGGTGAAAAGATCGCAAACGAAAAGTTTGGAGACTTTAAACTATGAGTGGAAAAAGAGAAGAAACATTAGTTATACTGATGGAAGAATGCAGTGAGGTTATCAAGGAAGCCAGTAAGATACTCAGGTTCGGAGGTGATACCGATAAGTTATGTGAAGAACTTGGTGACATACTTTGTATGGTAGAACTTACTGCCAAGAACCTAGATATTCCGTATGAAGATATTGAAGATGGATATTATCACAAGTACAACAAACTTTATGAATGGAGTAACATCACATGAGTGTAAGGCTTATTAGTTATTCAAAACCACCGGAGGAACTCTATGTCGGTAACGATGTCCAAGAACTTATCGCGTATACAGCCCGTGTATCGAACCCCTCGAACCAAGATAACACCGAAACCTCGGAAAAATTATTACGATATCTCATTAGAGAAAAACACTGGTCGCCATTTGAAATGGTTAGCGCTTGCTTAGAAGTTACCACAACTCGTGATATTGCTCGTCAGTTGTTAAGGCATAGATCATTTTCTTTTCAAGAGTTTTCTCAAAGATACGCTGACCCAACTCAAGATCTTAATTTTGTGATGAGAGAAGCTCGACTACAGGATACAAAGAATCGTCAAAACAGTATTGAAAATGACGATATGGCATTAGAGGATGAATGGGCAAATAAACAAATGGCAGTTATTGAAACTACAAAGATGGCGTATAATTGGGCTATTGAAAATGGTATTGCTAAAGAACAAGCACGGGCAGTATTACCTGAAGGTATTATGGAATCTCGTTTGTATGTAAACGGTACGCTACGATCTTGGATTCATTATATTGATCTACGCTCAGGACATGGTACACAGAAAGAACATATTGAGTTAGCTAGAGAATGTGCCGATGCTCTAGAACCAATCTTCCCTATGATAAAAGAATTTAAAAAATGAGGATGTCTTTGTTTTTATTGAATATTTCTGTGCACTTTTTTGTTTACTTTTCAAAAGAATTGTAGTATAATATATCTATAAAATGAAAAGAGGAGATATTTTATGCAAAAGTTTGAATTCAGAGAAATTCCACTTCCTATCTGGAAAGAAATCGTTAACTTTGTTCAAGAACTTCGTTATGATCATGATGCAAAGGGAGTTCAATATATCGTAGCTAAAGAACTTGGTTATGAGATCGATGAGATGGATGCAGCTCTAGCTTCAGTGAGGTTTTAATATGGGTATGTCAAGTTACGTTATGGATTGTGAAGATAAGTTTCTCGATGAAGTATCTGCTCGTATCGGTGAATGCGAACAGATAGAAGAACTCATGGCAAGTCTTCTTAAGGATGACTGCTTTGATCTCGTTAAACATATACCTGAACACGAAATCGATGCTTGGGTTGATGAAATTTGGAATGATTATTGGAGTGAATATGCCAGCGCAGTATAAAATAGTTGTAGGTGAAACAATCGCCACTGAAAATTTTAATATTCCACGTAATGAGTTTGTAGCTCTATCGTGGGAGATCGCTAAGAAAGATAATGAAGTTCATCGTGCTGCGATCGAGCACTATGATCTCATTCAAGAAGAATTAAGGGAGTATGAATATGTCATCAAGAATTGAATACGCGTTTCGTGAAGATGAACTTATCGACGAAATGATGGACTACATCAACTCTACTTATGACGCTCACTATTCGCAAAACCAATACCAATCGACCGAGATCATTGAAGACATGGGTCATGGTATGGGTTTTGCTTTAGGTAACGTTATCAAGTACTGCCAACGTTATGGTAAGAAAGCTGGTTATAATCGTGATGATCTAAAGAAAGTTATTCACTATGGTATTATCGCTTTGGCCATGCATGATAACGAACACACGAGCACCATCACAGATGGAGACATTTTTAGAGAGTTTGATGACGCTTCAGATGAACTCTTTGATGTTAACATTAAACTTGAAAATGTCTTAAAAGATATTCAAGCAGATATGCAATCAGACAACATTATTAAAGGCGCTTTCGATAAGCCATATCCTGGACAAGAACCAGGACAGGACTAATTACGATTAGCCAAAGGATTGTCTAGAGCTCGCTGAAGTTGCTTTTCCATATCAGCTTCTAAGTTTTGAATCTTTGTCTCTAATATATCTCTTGTCGCGGTATTCTCACGAATCAATAGATCCTTTTGAGCCACATACTGGTTCAAAAGATCTTGTCGTTTTACCTCGAACCTTTCTTCGGCATCGTCAATCGTTACACGTACGTCGTCTTCGACATTATTGATGTCGTCTTCTACTTTGTCAACGATACGTTCAATTCTAACGATGTCTTCTCTTAGACCATTTTTAATGTCACGTGAGTATTCGAGAGCCTCATCGAGTTTTGTCTCAAGCACAGCGTTACGAGCTGCTATCGCGTCTGTATCGATATTAGCAATGATCTCCTTCATATTCATGTAGTCTTTGTAGAACTCGAAGCCAGCCCAAAGACCACCACCGAGCGTACCAATAAGTGGAAGAATTAGTAGAAGCTTAGATCCACCTACTTTGATTCCACCGTATTCTATTTCTGCCATTTATTTTCTCCGTTTGTTATTATAATGAAACCACTGCCTGTAAGGTGTGGGTTTGGCTCCATAGTAACGCTTGTCTAGTTTTTCTTTAATGTATGGAGGACAAGCGTCACCATACGGAATATGAATATAAGTTGGATACCAACTCTTTCTATAATTAATCTCTTCATCCATTCTATACTCGCACACAGTTTGTAATCCCTTTGAATGAGATTGCGCAGCTGATACACCACTCAGATACACGGTAACAAAAATATACTCTATCATAATATTAAAATGAGTGCCATGAATCCTAAGCAGAAATAAAGAGCCCACTTATCTGGCCCATCAATAAACGGTTGCTTTTTAGATTCTTCCCACCCATCTTTCAAAGCTTTTTTCCAATCTATCATATCACCACCGTAAATAAGAATATGAACAAACCAACAGCAACGGTAATCGCTCCGACAACCATTACTCCATTCTTTATTGCTTCGGCAGTTTCTTTATCTTTTTGAATCTGTTGCCGTTTAGCTTCAAGCACTCTTTCTTTTTCTTCTTGTATTCTTTTAGCTCTAAGGTCTACGATCTCCTTAAAAGTTCCAGGACCAAATCTCATGTCAATCATATTACGCATCTCTTGCATCGCCTCTTGTGCGAGCTTAGCGTCGATAACTTCTTGAGCTACCGATTTGATTCCAAGTTGGTCTGCAACTCCGCCGACACCTGCCTTCTTACTTCTCTTTTTTTCAATCTCTTCTTGGCCTTTGAATAGATTATCGACAGCACCAGCTATCTCACCTATGTCTTTTGCCGTGTCAATATTCGATTTTATAAACTCCACACTCGCTTTTACGAGGGCGATTCCTGCCATTGCCTCTGCAAACATACCCCACTCCTATCGTATGTTATTGGTACTGTAATTCCTCCATTGCGCCAAATGTTGGATCGTTCAGGAACCATCTTGCAAATGCATGGTCCACCGTTGGCTTCGGTGGGTAAAAGTTAATCTGATTCAGCTGTTCTTTCTCAGCGTAGTCCTTAAAATCTGGTACAAATGAGATTAAGGCGAGGAGTCTACGCTGAGTGTCCATCTGTTGCTCTAATGTAACTGCAGCCTCAAGTTCTTTGACTGCTTCAATTGCTTTCAT